GTATTTTTTTTACATTTCTGTTATGAATTGTTAATGCACTTGAAAATACATTCATCAAATCATCTTCTGTAGCGATGTTTGCAATACTTGTTGTTATCTCTTCTCTACCTATTCTCGCTTCTTTTATCACAGTTTCTGCTAACATGAACTCACCTCGCTATAAAAAAAGTACCATATAATGTAAATTATTTCAAGCATTTTTACACCATACAAAAAAACAAGCATATTTCTACACTTGTTTTCTTGCATTTAGAGAGGGTTTTAAGGGATAGGGTTTTCTCTCCCCTAACTCTAATATACTACTTCCTAACTCAATTTTCAAATTAAAACGGACGCTTAAATACCTCAACTCTATTTCGTACTTTATTCTTCATGTCTATTATCATTGCTAAACAATCAGGTGCGTCATCATGTAAATTTTTTCCAGTTACCGTAAAAGAGAACAGATTTTGCATGAATTTTGAATATTCCTTCGTTCTGCAACTTGTATCTCTGAAATACAATTCTCGTATCTCAGGCGATTTATCATATATACGTATCTCTTTTTTCTTATTTGAAGGAGCTGCCGCACTCGTTATGTTACATCTATAGTTTTGCGTTTTCAGTTCGTCATTCACTATATCAGCATATTCATGTCCACCATTGTTCGCCTCAAATTGCACAGCTTGTATCTTATGCTTCAATATCTTATTCACTACAATAGGTCGTGTTATATATTTATCCCCGTCATTATAGATTACATCTTCTACAAAATCTCCCTCATCATACGAATATACTATCGCTGCCGCAAAATAGTCGCCACCACCCCACGCAACATCACAAGCCATGTATATTCTGTTCGGCTCTCCCTCAGGCAATATCCCATTATAATAATTCATAGTAGTTGGCTCGAACAACGCTCCTTGTCTATCTATTGGCGATTGCTGATATTGTGCTAACCATGAAGCCATGTCATTATTTATCTCAAACGAACTACGTCTTTGTACGTAATACTCCGTATTAAAGCCTACACCATAATCATAGTCAAAATTACTCTCGTCTTTCTCATTCAACGCTGGTAGCTGTATGTCCCTCCACTTTATATTCTTATATTTATCACTCTCTAATAACAACATCTTTCGTGTCGATATAGGGTCTTTTGTACTCCACAACGTGCCTATCCATATCTTTTTCGCACTACTCTTCGCTCTCGTCAACATATTGTTATCTACGTGTCCCCACGCTGTTTCTAATCTTACTGGGTTTAACGCCTCCTCTATTCCACTCAATAAATCATCACTTATTAAATATTTATCACAATCACACGCTCCATTTAACGAGCCATACAAAGACCTACAAGTTAGTGTCGGGTATCGCTTATGCCTATCTATGTTTATCGTTTCATCTTTACTGTTCGTGTCAGCTATCGTCCTATCCCCAAATACGTCCTTCCACAAATACGTTACTGGGTCTGTCAATATCTCCATTACACCACTATACATCGCTCTTGTTATCATATCAGAAAACGCTACATACAAGTTACTATTGTCAGGATATTTACCCATTATCCACGTCAGAAAAAACATTACTATTGAACTCTTTCCTACACGTGGTGGCATTTGCAAAAATATCTCCTCTAAATCTCCGTCCTCTAACATCTGCAACTCATTTACTACCCTACTTAATATCTTCCTTCGAGGTAGATAAAACTTCTTCTCAGCTGGTCTGTCCCACTCTAAATAAATTAAATAGTCATCAAAACTACTCTCCGCTAAACCTAAATAACTACGCTTACACAACTCATAGTAGTCCTCTACTTGCCACCCTCTCTCTATCCTTCTTACACTCTCTGCTCGTACCTTCTTTATACTGTCCGCTTTTCCCATATAGATACTTAAATCTAACGTGTCTTTTAACTCTTCATAACTCGGCTCTCGTATTCCCTCTAGTATCTCTAACGCCTCTTCATTACTCATCGCTTCGACCACTCCCTATACTTCCTATGAAAATAGCTCCTCGTTATGCCACCTAATTCCTTACAACACTCACTCACACTCTTCATTCCTACCTCATACAGCTTCATTACCTCGTCCTCTTTCTTACTCTTATACTTCTCCACCTTCCTTCCTCTTCCTACTACTCCAGCTTTTATCTTCTCCCGTCTCTTACTCGGCTCTACCTTCTTCTCCTCTATCTCTAATATAATTCCCATGCTCCCACATACCTCACTCAACCTCTCTATGTTCTTCACATATTCCTTACTTCCTAACCTTAACGTGTCCCCTCTACTCATCTTACCTAAACCTTTCAGTAAACTTATCCCTGTACTATCCACTCTTATACTCTCTTCACATCTCTCACTCCCATACCCATATATCATTTTTGTTCCCCCTTTAATAAATTCCTTAATATGCCTTGTAACACAGGTACACATATAGAATTACCCGCCTGTTTATATAATTGACTATTACTGCATACTTTAGCTGCTTTTTCAAAATCACAATCTCTAAAGCCCATTAGCCTCCAACATTCTTTTGGCGTTAATTTCCTTATTCGGTAATTATTGTCTAAACCATATATAGAACTACTACTCTCTCGTATTGTAGGAGATATTTTAAGACCTACTTTATTATCATTCCACCCTTTTTCACATTGTGCCTCGTATATGTCTTTATCACTTTTTAATATCTCTTCTTTCTCTCGTTCAAAATTTTCTGCTACACTAGGTTTTACAGAATTATCTATTATTATTTTCTCTTCTTGTTGCGTTAATGTAGGTGCAATGCCTTCTCCACAATAACATCTTTCCGACTTCTCATAAGTGCCTTCACGTTCTTCAAAAGTCATTATACTTTCATCAAATTCATCAGTCGTTATTTTTAACAAACTCTTTAATCGCAACCATAAATCAGCTTCTGGTATCGCAAAACAATCGTCTTTTCTAAAATAATGTTCCACTTTTGTTATAGGTATTCCTAATTCTTCTGCTATCTCTCTATTTGTTACTTCCGTTTCTATTTTCGCTTCCCTTAAAACTTCTTTTAATTTGTCAGTATCCACTGGGTATTTACGCACTCTAACCATTTGAGGAATATTACAAGTTATTATTTTAGGTTCTGTGTTGCCTCCTCCCATACAAGTTAATGTAGGAGATATGCCTTCCCCTGAATATACCCTCTTCATTTGGTCAAAACCTTTCATGTCTAGTTCCCCTACTTGCACACATTGGGGGTCTTTATAATCTCTTGCACATAATGTGGACATTATTCCATTTTCGTCCTTTACTCTGTTTTCAAATTTACCCCTTTCATAATTCGTTGTCTTTAACCTCTTTAATTGCTTGTCGTCTAAATAATACTTACCTTCTACTTCTTCTTCTAATACGTCTTTTAATCTTATCTTTAACTCTTCTTTTTCGGGAAATTCAAACTCCCCCTCTACATCATTCCTTATTGATATTGTAAATACTCTCTCCCTATTCTGCGGTACTCCATAGTCCTTCGCATTTAATACTTCATAATAATTCCTATACCCCAATGCTTTCATCGTATCTAAATAACTGTCAAAATTATGCCTGTGCTTCTTACTTAATATGTTCTTTACATTCTCCCATATTACATATCTCGGTCTTATCTTCCCAACTATTCGTATCGTTTCATACATCAAACTTGACCTCGTCCCACTTCCTATGTCCCCTCCTGCTTGTTTACCCGCTACCGAAAAATCTTGGCATGGACTTCCGTGCATTATCAAGTCAACTTCCACATCTTTATCCCACTCCGTTATATCTTGTACCTTAAACTCTGTCCCGTGTATCGCATTAAAACTACTTATCGCATATTTATCTATCTCCACCGCGTCCACTATCTCATACTCTTCCCCTCCATACTCTAATGCCTTACTACATGCACCTATACCCGCAAATAATTCTAATACCTTTACCATATATCTCTCTCCTCTCTCTTTATGTGTATTCCACTTGCATTATACCATCGCAGAGTTTATATGTCAAAACCCTTGCGGTGCAAACGGGGGTAAAAAAGCATGAGGTAGGGCTTATCGAAAAAGTGTTTGGGGTAGGGATATTTACATTTTCTTACATTTCTTACAAAAAAATACAGAGAAAAAAATTTCAAAAATATTTCAAAAAGTGTTGACAATATATATAGTATATATTATAATAATAATATAAAGAAGGGAGGCGAAAGCGAATGTTAGTGTATAATTTATATGAGCATTTGAAAGGCGGAGGGTATGAGTTGAGAGCCGAAAACCTGACCGATTGGATAGAAGCAGTCGGAAAGGCAAACGATGCAGGTTTGGAGGATTGGTTCTGTTTTGTGAAAGATACCGAAACGGGCATAGTGTACGAGTTGAACGCGGCGGAAATAAATGTTATTGAGGATTTGAAAGCCGCATTAGAACGCACAGAGAAAAAAGCCCAGGAAATCAAATCTCAAATGCTATACCATGAAGCATTGCCATTTTAAGAAGGGAGAAATCACAAATGAAAAAAAACAAATGGAACGCCAAAAAATTTATAGTAAATATTTTGAAACTTATTTTAATTTTATTCGTTGCCGTTGCGATATATAACGGAGTGAAGAGTAAACCGCAAAGCCCGTTGGCTGCATATCATGAGCATTTGAGAAACGGCGGAACGTGGCAAACCTGGAGGGAGGCGAACGCAGAAAATAGATAGAAATAAAAAAGAAAATAGAAAGGGGATAGGAAAAAAATGTTTGATTTATTAAGAAAAGAGTTAGAAAAACATTATAAAGAAGCAATAAAAAAGACCTTAAAAGATATTGAGGAAAATGAAAATAGTATGAAATATTATTTGTCTGAAAACTCCAAAAAGAAATACGAAAGCGGTTTGCTGCCTTTGGCAACCGCAAGGAAAAAAGCAACAAAAAAAGCAAACGCAGAAACGCTCAAATATGCAAATGAGAAATTACAAAAATTAGAAAAGGCAGAGAATGCTGAGGAAATCGAATATATCCGAGTTATTGTCGAATGGCACGGGTACACGCCGACAGCAACCGTTCGCACGGGCTGCGGAATATATGAAAGCAGCGCCCATGGCTGGGGATATGATAAAGAAAGCGCCGCTGTAGGTAGTGCTTTCAACCAATCGGCGGAAATCATGCGCATATTATACAGACAAGCTGAGAAAGTATTGGCAGAAAATAAAGAGCCTTACAAATCCACAGGTTGCGGCAATTGCGTAACATGGCGCGAAAGCCTAGGATATGGCAGCGGATATAATATCTTGCCATATTTCGAAGGTGGCGTCGGAGTGAGTTGTTTCTGGGATATTTTGAGCCGTTGCGGGTACAAATTAAAAAACCACGAAAGCGGAAAAAAATTTGATACTTATTATTTGGAAAGAGAGGCGGTCTAATGCTAACTAAAGCACAGCTCAAAAGATGGATAGAACGAAACGAAATTCTTTTCAAAAGTTATAATTTCAAAGTCTATGAGGTTTTCTATTATATAGGCAACTTTTCAAAAGACTTTCCAGAATTAACGCCAGAAGATGTATCAAACGAGTTTGAATTTTTTTGCAATATTGAGTTTGGCAGGTTTAAAGAAGAAAACGACCTCGAGCTTTGCCGATATATTGGCAACACTTCTAGTTTCTACGTATTGCCTAAAGAATTTTATAATTATGTAGATATTAGGCGCGACACGGTCAATTTCGAAGATTTCTATAATTTTATTCAAAATGAGTATATAGAGAATTTCCAGGAACTGGAAAGGTATTTTGGAAAATGTAAGGAATTTATAAATAACTTATTACGTTTCAAATCTCAGCAGGTGGAAATTTTCAAAAGCTACCTGGAGGAGCTAACCGAAGAGCGCCGCCAAGAGAAAAAAGAAGAGCAAGAGGCACACGAAATGAAATTGCAGCACTACAAAAACATAATAGACGCGCTCAACTTGTATATTGATATAGTAACGCCGCACGACTTGGCAAACTATAATATAAATATTGAGAGTTTCAAACAAACATTGCGGGAGGTGGAGAAATGGCAAACAGCCGAAACAACCTTGCACGTTTGACAAATGAATATATCAGCGACAAGGCACAACGTAAAAAAGAGAAAGAGCAGCGCGACAGAGCAAGAGCAGAGGCACAACGCAAGAGAGAAGAGAGCACAGAATTTGAAACACTTTATAAAGACTATAAAAGTTTCATCTTGCCACAGTTTTTAGAAACCGAATTTTTGAGTTTGGAAAATATCAAAAGCGCATACACATTTGAAACGCGCGACACTATAATTAAAAAAGCACTACAGCAACGCGGAGAATTGGCACGAGCTGCCTTAATAGAAAATAACTATAAAATATATTATAAAATATTAAAAGACACAGAAAAACGGAAAGCACATCATGAAGAAAACCGACCGCCCACAGCTGAGGAATATATCCAGGAAATGAAACGACGCAAACGGGCGGTTTGGTTGCAAACTCTAAAAGTCTTTATAAATATCATAAAATTCGTAATATTTGCACCGCTCGTCTTTACTTGCATATTTTGGGCGTTGCTGCCACACACTAATAAAAAGAGGGTATAAAAGCCCTCTTTTTTATTTTGTTGTTGCCTATAATATTATAAAAGCCCATGCAAAGGAATAACTGGGAGCTCCATATTTGCCTTTTGAGGGCTTTTTTCTCTCGTTTGATATAATTACATAGGCAGAAATAAAAACGTTTTTTAGGGCATTTTCGAGCAAAACAGACACTATAGGGCATGGAATACACTATTCATCATTATTACAGAGGTTGGAAATTTTTGACATTTCCCCCTTCCCTACCCTACCGTGGCATTTTTCGAAAAATTTTTCCGCCTTCCTGCCGAACAGGCTTCTTCCGCTTCTTTTTCAAAATTGGAAATTTTTTGACGTCTTCTTCCGATACTCCGCCCGTGAGCCAATGTCATTTTTCCTCTCTATCAAGCCATTCTTATTTTTAACATTTTTTACCAAAAATGGAAAAACTGGAGGAGCTAAACGTCTTCTTCTGCTAATTTTACCTCTTTTATAGCGATTTCTTTCTCATGTAATACTGGTGGCAACCGTTTCTTTATCTCTTCTACATCTATATCAGTCTTCTTCGGTGTTAATACAACCTCTGCTACTGGCTTCTCCCCTATTGTAGCCTGTAATGTGTTAAAAGCATTTACATCGCCTGATAATGCTTTTCTCAGCATACTAGCCATCATTGCCATTTGATTTGTTAAGTCGTCATCAGACAGCCCCAAAGCCTTTATCTGCTCTTTCAACTTGCCTTCTTTCAATGGTAACGACAGCAATAATTCTGCGTTCTCTCGCATGGTCTTCTTCCGCCTTTTACTTTCTACTGAAGCCAAACCACCCTTGCGACCTAGAGCCTGTGCTTGTTCGGTGGTTGTTATGTTAGGGCGAAGGTTATCTAAACTATTAGCCAAAGTTAATCAACTCCTTTCATAGAGAGAGTTATAAAGTATTATATTTTACTATAATCTATGTATATTTTATCTATAGTAAGTAATCATTCATAAAAGTTTTTATATCATCATCTAAATCTTTTATTTCTAAATCATGTATCTCATAAGACAAATCGAAATAGTTGTTGTCTTTATCTATAGATACAAATTTGAATGTTTTGTTTCTGTTTATATCCATAGTGTATCATCTCTCAACTCTTTTATTTCATCTGATGTCATAGTTGTTGGTATCATTTTCTTTTCTCCTTTTATGTCGGTATATGTAGCGAACATACAAATACATCTAGTAACTAATTCTTTATCTATAGGTATATAGCAATGCGTTCTGTTCATATAACTATTCCTTTCCATATACTCATATCTTTTTCAAGCATATTTAGTTCGGCACATTTGCATAATATAGCTTTTAATTCTTCCATAGTAACGTCTGTAACACCTTCTATGGAGTAAACTCTGAATGTTTTCCTTTTCTTGTATAACACTATTGCTTTTTTCTTTGTTCTGTCTAAATATCTTATACTGTCTTTTAGTGTCCAAGTTTCGTCTTCTGCATAGCCTATATTATTAAATAGCTCTTCTGACATTTTATTCATTCTCTTCCTCCAAATAAATCAGGGTGATTTTTTCTTATATCTTTAGCTCTTTCTACTAAAAAGCCACATTTTTCCAATTCTTGCTTAAATAACGCTTTTCTTAATGCTTTTCTAGCTCTTTTAATTGTTACTAAACGTGCTAGTTTAATTCGCCTTTTAATCATAACATCATGCCTTACATTTATAGATTGATTTTATTTACCTCTCTTTTATTGCTTTTTTGCCTGTAAAATTTTCCCATCTCTGTATTATTACATCTACATAACTAGGGTCTAACTCCATCATATAACATTTTCTATTTAATTGTTCACAAGCTATTAAAGTGCTGCCACTCCCACCGTAAATATCTACTACTAAATCATCTTTATTAGAGTATTTGCTAATAAACCACCTCGATAATTCAGTAGGCTTTTGGGTTGGGTGTACTCTTTTTTTGTCAAATTCTTTTTCTGTGCCGAATACTCCGCACCATCTTACTCTTGCTATTTCCTTTTTATGTTTATTTTTGCTCCAGCACACTTCAAATTGGCTTCCGAACATTTTATCGAATTGCTCGTTATCTTCTCTTTTATCCCAAATTATAAAATTGCCTTTCTTATAATCTTTTAATAGTTCAGGATAATAATCTGCTCCCCATATAAATATCTCATCGCAATAATCAAAATTATCAAAAATAGTAGTAACTAGTTCGTCTTTGAAATCTCCATTATCTCCTATTACCTCGTCCCATTTTTTGCCACTAACAATCTTTTTACGTTGCCTAAATTCAGCACCACTATTCGCATTCATTTTTGTATAATCAGTATCTAAATTCATGCCATAAGGTGGGTCAGTATATACCATATTCGTTTTTTCTTCATTCATTAGCTTCGCAATATCTTCTTGTTTAGTGCTATCTCCACACATTAACCTATGTTCGCCTAGTATATATATCTCTCCATATTTTGATTTCGGCTCTTTTGGCGGCTCGGGTGCTTCATCTTCTATTATTTCAGGCTCTTCTTCATCTAAACTTAAATCAAAGCCAAATTCTTCCATATCTATATTTATTATTTCGTCTAATTCTGTTGATAGTAAGTCAAAATTCCATAATGCTTGTTCGCTTACTTTGTTGTCAGCTAATCTAAATGCTTTTATTTGCTCATCTGTTAAATCATCTGCTACAATACAAGGCACTTCTTTCATGCCTAATTCTTTACTTGCTTTATATCGTGTATGTCCTGTTACAATTACATTGTCTTTATCAACAATAATAGGTACTTTGAAGCCAAATTCCTCAATACTTTTCTTTACATAAGGTACTGCGTCTTCGTTTAATCGTGGGTTGTTCTCGTAAGGTTTCAACTCGCTTAATTTCTTATAAACTATCTGCATTTCTTTTTCTCCTTAACCTCTCAAAATATTTGTCAATTTGTCTTTCTTCTACGAACACCTGATTTCTCAATGTTTCTCTGTCATATACGATGTTGGGGCAGAAATTAGTACACTTCCAAACTTCTGCACCATTTGAATAATGGTGAGACATATTAAGTAGGGCGTAATTGCAATGTCTAGTGCAATTAGTACATATAAGGTTGTAGTTTAGTTCACTAATATCCCTCATATCAAACACCTCATTTTATCGGTTTTGCTGGAAATCTCTCAATAACTTCTGCCCACATTTTCTTTCCCCCTCTATTATATCAGATTTAGTGTTAAAGTCAATTTATTCGCCAAAGTATATTTGTGCGGTTGTTTCAGGGTTTTCGTGCTTCGTTGCAATATAAACCTCATAATTTTTTATTATAGCATTGATTTCATTAAAATATTGTTCTAGGAAGTCAGCAACAATCTCTTCCGTCCATTCTACTTGACCAAAACCATAACTATCTGCGAAAGCATGAACTAGCTCGTGAATTAGTATTTTCTTCGTTTCCCCTACTTTTAAGTCGTCCCTAATATAGATACCTTTTTCGTCAAAACGTGTTATACCCCAATGTATTCTTGCGTCTTCGGGGGAAATCAACTTTTCATGTTTGCTATCTACAAAATTTATTGTATAGCAATCGGTGTGTATCATTGCTTGAAAACTCATTTTATCAGCTCCTTAATCAGAGGTTAGCCTCTGTAATATTTTTTCCTGATTTTTGATTATAGTTTCGTTCTGCTCTATAATCTTCGTCAGATATTCTTTATTTTGTCTTTCTAACTCTTTCAACAATCGGTCATTAGTTACTTGTGAAGAGTTAAGAACTAAATCACAGGCTTGTAATAAGCCTACAAATAATTCAAAATCACTTGGTTTCTCCTTCATTTTTCTCTTGCCTCTCTACTTCCATAGATGTTACCGTTGCGTCAAAAAACTTTTTTGTTTCATTTGTATTATTTAGTACACTTCTTATAATCATGTCAAAATAATCTTTCTCTTCTCCGTCTTTTAATGTTTCTCTAATTCCATGTATAACGTGTATCAATTCCGTTAAAGTTTCTTCTAAATTTCCTTCGATTTCTATTTGTCCTTGTTTACACTTTATCATTGTAACCACCTCTCTAATTGTTCTTTAAGATTTTTGTTTTCTTCTTTTAGCTTATCATATCTTTCATAGATTTCGTCATAATCAGGGTATGCAAGTTCGCCATATTCTGCTTGAAATTCTTTTAAGAATTTACTTCTATATTCTCTTTCGTTTTGCATTTGATTTAGACGTACCCATTCTTTTACTTCTTGTTTTAATTCTTTGTTCTCTCTTTTTATTCTTGTAATAAATAATTCTCTCATGTTAAAAGCTCCTGTCTTCCATTTTTGAAATAACTATTGTAGGTATTACAATTCTTTCTGTTTCAATTAAAGGATAGCCCATTCCTTCTACATAAGGCTTAAACTCTTCTTTGTAAATTGGTATTTTATACATTTTGTCCCTTGTTTCTACTGTCCCAAAAGTTTCAAGTATTTTTTGTATCCAATCATAAGCCTTTCGATTTTCTATTATTTGTGTGGAATGGTCTTTATAAAGCTCATTTATTCTTTTTTCTAAATCTCTATTTCTTTCTTCTAAAACCTGCACTAGTTTTTGTTCATATTCAAGTTTCTCTTCCAATTTTTTTATCTTTTTTCTATTAAATAGGCACATTTCTATTCTCCTTTCACATTGTCAGCTTTTGCATTTGCGTTATTATATAAACTATTGTTTGTATAGTCGCTGTTATACACAAGCACACAGAAATTATCATCAATAAACAGCCAGTAGTGCAACCTAATTCAGCTAATATATCGCCTAGTATGCCAACGCCTAAAGCAATTATCCATATCAAAATTAAATATCCCATAATTTTACTCCTTAAAATCACTATATTTTATCTTTACAATAACTCTGTTGCCGCAACGGTCTTGTAGCTCTACTTTAGTCCTTCCTACAACACCTTCTATTTCAGCCGTATCGCTTATTTTAGACTGTCTATTTGTCTTTACATACTCAATACCCTCTTCAATAGTTCCTGTTAATAAGATAGGCACTACGTCAAGATTAAACATTTTAGCAACTTCTTCTACAGTTTCTCTCGATTGATAATTGCCACCTATGTTGACATCAAATAAGATAAAATCTTCGGTCGGTTTATATCTGCCACCGCTTTGTATCTTTCCACCATATCCCTCGCCAAACAATATTACTTCTTTTTCGCCAAAATTCTGCTCAAATATCTGCTCGTTCACATCTCCGCCAAATAGCTCTATTAGCCTTGTTTCAAGCGGTGTAGGTATTTGTGCTTTATCAGTTCTACCCGCTAACATAACTTTGTGTCCGTCCCATATAATGCGAATATTAGTGCCATCTACTTTTTCAGTAAATTCCCATTGATTATCTTTTAAGAACTCTACTGTCTGATTTCTGTACTCGCTTGTTAATTTTTTTGTTTGTTCATCTCGCTTAAATAAGCCTTCAATCTTGTGATATTCCATTGTTTTTCTTCTCCTTTAATATTTTTATAGCGTCTGCGACAAATCTTTTCCATAATATTTCATTACCCGCTTTATCTGATATAGTGTCTTTTAGCACTTTAATTATAGATAAAGTTTGGTCAGCAAGTTCGCCGCTCTTACCGTCTAATTCTACATGATTTGTAAAATTGTCTGCTTCTTCACACTTAATCATTAGTTTTCCTCCTCATAGTCTTCATCATTATCCTCTTCTGTTAAATCTTTATCTAATAATCTTTTTACATATTCTCCAAATTCTTGCCACATTTCTTCTTTCTGACTATAATTTGCCAAAGCCCTTCTAAAACTTCTGATAGCCGAAATTATCTCGAACATGACATCTTGTGCATTTCCTTCAACGTGAGTTTCAACACCAATTTCCCCATTATTTTGCATAATTGATTTGCTTTTAACCATTTATATTACCTCCTTTTTCCATTTTTATTACCTCTCTTTACTTTAGATTTTTCGTCAAAAAAGTCTATTGCAATTACTATGTCGGGGCGTTCAATATCATTTATTACCACCATGCCTACATCTAATATGTCATAATATGCACCGACAAGTAAATTGACGTTAATATCAGAAACAACAATTTTCCTGTTCTTGTCTTTTACTTTTTCTAATGCACTTATAAGTTCTTTTACGGTCATTCTAAATTCCCCCATTTAGCAAAGCCTGTCTTAACTCTTCTATAATTTCATCTGCCATAGTTTGTGTTTTTTTCCCATGTCTTATTCCTTCTTCTATAATTTGATTTTTTTGATTTCTGTCAACGCCACGTACAAAATGACCTTTTTTGCAAATCATCTCACACATTGAAGCCAAAACCGCTCTATGAACACTATCAGGGTTTTGCTTTACACATTCTTCTAATAGCTCCTCAATTTCTAATAAAACATTCACATCGTTTTCTTCAACTATCTCTACATTACCATTCTCATTTTTAATCATTTTATTTCCCTCTCTTTCTATTTTTTACTCTATTCGGCATATCATAAGTGTTATGACACTTTTGACACAACGCTCGTAAATTACTATAATCACAATTTTCAGGAGTATGGTCTAAATGTGCTATTGTAAGCACTACCTTACTCCCATTCTCTCGTATTGTGTAGTTTTCTATGCCACAGAACTCACATTTATTATCAGCTCTCGCTAGTATATCTTGTCTTATATCCTTCCAGTTAGACGGGTATCTGCTTCTGTCTTCTTTTTTTATCGGCATTTTGTTTCTCCTATAAGCCTAATTCTTTTAATGTGTATTTCTTGCTTCTTTTCATGTTTTTATACATCGTGTCTTTGTCAAAATAAGGAAATGTTATATCGCACTTTGTGTCGTTATATTCTTTTATAACAATCGAAATATATTCTTTATTTTTGTTTTGAATATCATTTAACTTCACAATGCTTAACACTCTTTTGTAAAAAGGCTTTATTACATTAAGCAAATACTCTTTTTCAAGTTCGTCTAATACTGCTTCTTTATATTCTTGTCTTAACCAGTTCCTACATTTTTCGCACTTGCCTAAACAAAACCCTTCTCCTCTTAATCTGTGTATTGCTTGACAAAAGTTACCTCTATCGATTTCTAAATCAAAGATTTCTTTTGCTTTCTCAAAATTAGTCATTTTCTCTCAACCTACTTTCTAGCCTAGCCAATTTATTTGCTATCTGCTTTTTCACTTCGTTTTCGCAATCGTACATCATTACTAATTGCTCTAGCATGATGTACACATCAGCAATCTCTTCATATAGATTTTCTTTTATCTGTGTCGTAAGATAATATCTGTTACGTTTTGCCTTGCAAATAGCCTTCGTTAGTTCAGACATCTCCTCTATACACATATCTTGTTGTGCCTCTCTGCCATATATGTTTATGGCTTTTTGTAATAATTCTTTATTCATTTGTATTACCTCCTTTTTCAGAATGCTTTACCACCGTATCATCAAATGTTTCAAGAAACGCTGGGTTGTCTTGTTTTATTTCTTTTCTTACGAAATCAATTATATTGATTGTATCAGTCAGCATTTCTATCCACATTCCCTTAAAATCTACTCTTCCGCAATCACTCTTAATCATTATTATTATCCTCTAATGCTTCAACAGACTTGATGTGATATGTTCCGCAACTAAATGCTCCTATATATCCTCCATCATGTCCGTAATTTAATCTTACTTCTTTACCAATATTCGCTTTTAGTTCTTTAGCAAGTTCTGTTTCATTCTCATATATCTTATAAACTGTTTCCTCTCCTGTATATCCGCTAGATTTTAGATATATTTCATATCTTCTAAAAAATACACCTTCTAAATCAACCGCTGTTATAACGCCCTGTTGCGTACCTTCTGTTCTAGGATAATTTATAAACCCAGTAATGCAACCTACTATTGAAAGTATTATAATCATTACAAAAGATGTTATACATACTCCAGCCATTATATTTTCAAGTCTGTATGAATTGCACCCTATAATAAAACCCACTATAGCAACAATAGCCAAGATTATTATTGCATATAACATATTTATTCCCCCTCACGTTTTACAAGTCTAATAATTTTGTTATCTTCTTTTACAGCTTTTGGCTCTATAAAATCAGCCAAAACTTCGTCAAACGCACTTAAAGCATTTTCGCTTATGCGTTCCCTTAAAATTCTAACGAGTGTTAGGACTTCGGCACATATAGTATCTTCCGTTCCAACAATTTCTACGTTCCCCTCATCACATTTAACCATTTTATACCTCCTTTAAATTTTTGATACTGTGATTGTCTTTTTCTCATCGTCATATTCAAGGCGTACATAGTCGCCTATCTCTATTCCCATATCTTGTGCCATTAAAAACGGCAACGTAATATGTCTAGTTCTGTTATTTCTTTTGACTTGGTCAATATCGACTTTCCAATTATTTGTTTCCATGTTAAAGTTCCCCTTTCATTGCTAATTTCATAATACCTTCTTTGCCAATTTGTTGCTCGTATGGCTGTGATTTGTCTATTTCAATTATTGCTTTGGCTAACTCTGACTGGCTTATGCTTTTCTCCTCTGCGTCAAAATATAATCTATCTTTTATTTTCCAATCTCCTATCAAATAAACGCCGTTATCCCAATTATCACAATCAAGATTACTACAGGTATCTATTCCAATAGACAGTCCATCTTTTTCAAAGAAATTTGCTATTACTTGACAAAGTCTTGCCCAACCGTAGTTGTCTTCGTCAGTAGGTCTAAAACCCCTTAATTCGCAATACTTTAGAAAAGCCTCTATGCTTTCTCTGCCGCCATTCCAATGAACATATATGCCTACTCTTTCATTTTTTGTTTGCTCAAAATGTTCTTCTGTTTCGTCCTCCATAACATAATTTGTTATTACTGCCCTATTCCCCATTTTTATTCTCCTCTCTCGTGTTCTTTTACATATTCGACCGCTTCTTTTAATGTATCAAATATAGCAAAAATATCTTTTAGTTCAATGCAAAAATCTTCTTTCTCAAATACTCTAAACTTTCCTTCAATAGTCATTGCAATAAAATGTTTTTCAAGATTAAGACCATACCACCTAAATTGTCTAGTATCAAGTATAACCCATTCATTTATTGCTTCTTCAAATATTTCAAACTCTTTTAATATTTTTATTTTGTTTGTTCTTCCTTTTGTTATGTACATTGTAATTACCTCTCTATCTAACTAGTCTTTTCATGTGTGCTAGTCTTGAATATAATTTCTTATAATCGAGATTTAGTATCTCGGAAAAATATTTTGCTGTTTCTGTCAAGGAATGTCCTTGCATATATCTTAAAATCATTTCTCTTTCACGTTTTGAAAACCTTTTTGCCTTACTGCTATGAAATTCAATAGGCTTTTCCTCTTCCAATTCCTCAAAATCAGAGTTCGTAATGTTTTCTACGTTTTCTATCATGTTTTCTACTATTTCAGGAGCTTGTATATCTACTGGCTTAAAACCTAGTGCTATCAAGATAGCTCCTTCTATCTCGGTCATCTTTGTCTCACTTAATGTACCAACATAATCTCCAAAAGTATCTATACCGACTGTTTTAATTTGTTCACAGAGTGCAATGCTCTGCTTGTCAGACATTATTGATAAATTAACGTGTGTTGGCAAACTTTTCTTGTCTGCCGTTGTTAGTGGCACAACAGTTATTCCTTGTGAAAATCTGTTAGCCATATCGTTGCTAACAATTATCACAGGTCGAGAGCCTCCTTGCACTCCCGTTAAATATGTTGTTGTAGTGTTTCTTTGCCACCACACCTGTCCCCTTTTATACTTTACAATATCCACTTCTATTCCCCCTTTACATTTGCGACCATTCTCGTAGGTCGGCTTCATTTTCGTCCCAAATAATTCTGTGAAGCTCGTCCCACTCATTGTCTTCGTCTTCTGTTAAATAGCCTCGTTGGTTAGCCAACTCTTCTAATTCATCAAGACGTCTGCTTCTCAATTCTGATACCTCTTTTTCTTCGTCCCAGCTCCTTCTAAATTTGTAATTTAATTCTTCTAATCTGTTTAATTCTTGCTTTGTCATTTTTCATTCCCCCCTCTCTTTATTTTAATTATATTATATACTATATATATTGTCAATACTTTTTTAAGAAATTTTTATAAAAAAATAGAGATTACCGAAGTAATCTCTACCGCCCGCACAATTACGAGCCCCACGTTATATATAACAATTCAACTAGTACATAGCAAATTAAATATATCATATAATATGTAGTTAGTCAACTCTATAAACGCTCCATATCCTTTTGCTCGTACAGTCCCACGTATCATATACGCAACCATCTATCGCACACGTTATATGATTTTTTACTGTTATAAGATATTTTCCTTTTGGATATAATTTCAGAAATTCTTTTATCGTTAGATGTTGTTTGTTACATATATAACAATATGTATTGTAGTTTTCAGTCAAGTACCAGTCAACGAAATTTGTATCGTCAATCAAAATACATTGTTTCGCCGCCAATTCAGATAACTCTACAAATACTTCATTCCACGATTTGTTTTCTGCTAGTGATATTGCTCTTACAACGCAATCATTTACTTGTCGATTAAGAGGGTTGCAATTATAATACCTATACATTACATCTCTTTGAGTTTTCTAATGTACTTTTTAATCAGCTCTGTTTCCTCTTGACTATCTGCATTGTTATGTAAGTAGTCAACGAAATCAACTACACTCTCTAGCATATATTCAAGTGCTTCCATGCCTTTATCGTGGTCGCCATAATTACCATTAGCACGATACCTCTCCATACCGTCTGTGTAATCTTCATATCCGTCCATCATTTTTTCCCAATACATATCGGGCATACGATTTCTTCTACCTTCCATATAACGACCTCTACTATCTCTACGTTTAGCCCCGTATCTATCGTATCGCATTTCTTCTTCTCCTCCCATTTCTTTGATTTTGTAAATGTCTTTCTTTATATCTACAAGTTTTCCTAATACTTCAATATTTTGAGGGTTTAATTCGTTAGTATCTTCAATACATTGTAGTTCCCTATCTATCATCTCTAATATCTTATGCACTCTTCTTCACTCCTCTCGAGCCTGTGTTTCCAGTAGCTTCTGTTGCCGCTGGTATAGGCAAACTCTCTATTGTAGTAGTTGCATTACTAGGTAAGCAACAATTACCTATATACTTAAATACGCCTTCCTCTACTCCTGTATTAACTCTTGTAGGATATAAATGTCTTGTCCTTACCTGTGAAGCATAAATAGGGGTACAATCGTTATTTAAGAACGGGTAAGTAGTAGTAGTATCTGTTCCTATTGTAAACACTACAGGGGCATTTATGGTCGTTTCAGCGGGTATTGATTGTGCAAATATAATACAATACTTTGTGCAATTCTCATAAGCTCTTTGCGGAAGATTTACCACTAGTTCATCATCAGTAAAAGTTATGCTTTGAGATATTACTACTTTGTTACACAATCTGCAATTTCTTATACATTCCATTGTTTTACCTCCTTATACAAAAATAGGGGTAGCATGATTAACTACCCCAAAAATCACGCCAAAAAGCGGAAATATTCAATTACAAGTTCCCACAGTTGCAACCGCAATTACAGTTAGTATATCCGTTATAAGCATAAGGGTTGCCTACAAGAAAACTAGGTTGTGGATATGGTGCAATGCGATTTATTAAATCTCTTGTTTGTGCATTATTGTCAGCTATAAGCTGTGCTGTTTGGGCTGTCTGTGAAGCAGCCAAATTCTGCATATTGATTTGAGTTCTCAAGCTGTTTATTATGTCATCTTTTGCGTCTATCTCTTGTTGACATAATTTATCCAATATCAACTGCGTGTTTGCTGTGTTAGAAGCGATTATATCTCTTACACCCTCTTGTAATACTGCTCTGTCGCTACAGTTTTCAGTTGCTACTGTGTACTTCAAATCAGCAATAGCTTGTTTTGTTTCGCAGCAACATTGTTGCCTTGCCATTTCGTTTGTCATCATAGTGTTGTTCAAAGCATAACCTGTGTTAGTGATAGCACTTGTTATATCATATCTGTTATCACATAATTGATTTTGTAGTCCATTTATGCTCTGTAACAATGTAGTTGTTTGATTGCATTGACCTACTGCTTGATTACTAAAACCAGTATTAACTGCTGTGTTTAATGAGTTAATTCCACTCATTATTGCGTTTTGGTCAAAGCCTCTTTGTAAGCCGCTGTCTGTTGCATTGTTCATAATATAAGGAATAGCACCGTTGTCGTTTCCTCCAAAGCCTCTGCCTCCCCAACCAGCAAAAGCAAAGATTAAGAAAAGAATTATCCACCAACTGCCATTATCTCCCCAAGCTCCTCCACTATATCTGTTACCTGATAATAGTGCTACATCAGACGCAGAAAGACCGTCATTATAGTTCATATTTATACCTCCTTGCTAAATTTATACTTAATTGTGTACACATAAGTATCTAATTAAAGTTTTTCATAAATTCAGAAAACTCTTTGTTAAAATCTCTTCCCCGTTCCTTAAATACATTTTCTGCAAAGCTCTCTAAATTTGCATTATTTCCCTGTTCTGCTAATTGTACTAAATTGTTTAACATAGGGTTGTTTGTTTTCTTAATTAGCATTTTTGCTAACTTTTCAGGCGTTCCAAACTGCTGTATCATTTGTTGTATTTGCTGTACCATTAGTCATCACTCTTCCTTTTTGATTTTTGTGCTTCTTTTAAGTCATCTTGGAAATCTCTTATCTGTCTTTTAATTGTCTTCAACTCTTCTTTTAACTCATTTATATCTGTCGTTTCAGCTTTAATTAGTTCTGATACTTTATCTTCTGTTATGTATTGAGGTGTTTTGTTATCTTCTGATAACTTGTAAAGTTTTATCTCGCTCGTTCCGTCAGGCTTTAATTTTTTTGTTGCAATAGCACTTTCATCGGCAAGTGGGAAAAAACTTGTGCTTCCGTCTAACGGAATATCAATCGCTCTGACTACTTCATATCCGTCCACTACTTTGCCTTGTAATACATTTTGTTGTGTTTGAACAGCTTGTTGCTGTACGCTCATATCGTACATTTGTCTTGGTGGCAAATACTGCGGATAATAATACATAGGGTTATAATTTGTCATTTTCTTCCTCCTTCATATCTCTTAATAATTCATCATATTCTCCACATGAACGCCTTAATTTGATTATGTTTATTGCTTCTTGTATATTTACTTGATAATATTCCATTACTTTATCTATTACGTTCTCCATAATTTAATTTTAAAATAAAAAATACACTCTCGAAATCAACCGAAAGTGTATTAAAAGTACACAAAAAAGACACCCCCTATAAATGAAACCGAGTGTCTTTTTATATAGAAAATTGCATAACTATTGCCGAACAAGGCTATTAAGATAGATTTTTATTATCCCCATGATAATATCTGTGGAGGCTCATCAAGCCACTTTGTTTGCAGAAATAGCCTTTAATTTATAAAAATGTGAATAAATTTTCGTTACAAAGGACATTAGATTGTTATGGGCATGGAGCCCAACGTACTTTTTCGCAAAAAGTAAATCTGAATTGTTTTGCTGTATGTCCTTTTATTTTAATTAGTCAGGAACTAACAAAGGTCAAAATGGGGATTTGAACCCCTAGTAACGATTTTCAGTCGTTTGTTGCAACCAATGCAGCGAAAATTTTTTGCTGTATGACCTTTTATTGGCAAACTGTCCTTTCTTCTCTCTATGTGTATTATACATCAACTATGCTTGAAAGTCAACATCTTTTTTATATTTTTCTAAAACATTATCTAAATATGTGTTCATGTTGAATTTGTTGTCTAAAAGTTTTAGCATTTGTAGATTATATCCACTCATATAGATGTTCCCATACTCGTCCATTTCAGGCACAGTTTTGTTTCTATCGTTCAAATTCCACCATATAATCTTAGTGTTAGCTCCGTTATCTTTGAATAGTTGCATTGTTTCTTTTTTGCTTTGGCAAGAGCCACTATCAAATTCCATATCAGATATTACTATTAGATATTCAGGATATTTTTGTAGTTTCTTTAATAGTTGCATTACTTTACCAAAGTCAGTATTAGAACAATCTCCTGTGAACATTGACCTATATTTTTCTTGCAATGTATCGCCATGTATTGTTATAAGCTGTGGTCTTGAACTAAAAGAGATAACTTGATTTGGTGCATAAGTAGATTTAATAGCCAAACCGTAAGCTAAAGCATAGGCTTTGTCTAATAGTCCACCGTACTCCATAGACCCCGATGTATCTAAAATACAAATTGCGTCCATTTCAACACCTAAGGTCTTATCTTCTACTATCTTGTTTGCGATAATTTCTTTAGTTTCAACACATTGAGGTGCCCAACCGTCAGTTGCTACCTTAAATGCGTCATATACATCTGCGGTAGCCGTGTTAATTTTTGCCTTTTTTTCAGATACTTTCTTCATATACTCTTCATATCTAGTTTTAATATCTTCTCTTGTAGCAAACGTCTGCCAGTATTTAAGCATAGCAAGGCTTGGTACTTTTTCAAAATCTATTGTATCAACTAGTGGGTGTGCATAATTGCCTTTATTAAACAAATCGTTTAGTGGTGTGCCTTCAATCTTTTCAGCATAAGACAACTTATATTCAACGGTTGTATCTGTTTTTATAAGTTTTCTATACTCTTTCTCTGTTATGCCCCACATCTTACACAAGATTTTAGCATAATGTTTGTCTTTTCCTGTTAATCTTGGCAACCATTTCTTTGCTAATTCATTACCAGCATATAATTGTTCTTTAAGATACTCTAAATTGCTATCAGTTGGTATATAAACTAAATCGTCATATCTACCAGCTTTTACTATGTTTTGTGCAGATACTTTAGATAAAGACATTAGTCTCCTTCCTAAATCTCTTCTGCCCAAACCATAACGTGGGTCTCTTATAAACATAGATAATACCTGTTCTTTTTCAGATGTACCTATGTTTACCTCGTCTAAATGTTTCTCGAAATATGCTGTTAAGAAAAATAAATCTAGCATATTATCCCCTGTAGAGTTGTAAGATACGTCTCCATTCTCTGTAAATTTTTCTGCATTTTTCTCCATTACAACCTTCTCTAATTTGTTCATTACTTATCCTCTCCTTTATATTTTTTATTTATTTTTTCCCAGTTTATTTCTTTCCCACAAATAGGACAAAAATTAAACATTTCTAACCAATGCCAGTTCATACCTTCTTTAGACATCTCTTTTATGTCTTGCTCTGTGCATACATGATACCAATCGTCAAAATATATTCCGATTGTGCATTTATGGTGCATTAACTCTATAAAAATATCCCACATCTCTATTAACCCTCTTTATATTTTTTGTTTATTTCTTTCCAATTTATCTTCTTGCCACATTCAGGACAATACTTGTTTTTATTGTTCCATTCCCATTGCTGGTCTTCGTCAGCTGTTAATTCTATCAAATCGCTTTCTGTACCGCACTCATACGAGTTGCTTCTGCATAAACCTATAATATAATATGACCCTAAAATACACTCGTGTTTTCTCATTTTTATTTCGCCTCCCCTACTAATGGAAGTATATCTGCATTTTTAGTTGTAATTGTTACTTTAGGATATTCTCCCATGTTTCTAGCAAAAACTATTTCTAATTTTTCTATACTGTCTGCATTAAGTCTTCTGCCGTTTATCTCAAACAGTTCTCCTTTTTTGCCAAAATCTTCATATCTGAAATTTTTAATATGGTCTATATACATTTTATTATTTCCCTCTCATTATTATACGATATAACTTCGATATTCAGTATCTAAATTGAGATAACTCAACTCTGTGTCAACACTTGGTGGACTATAAATAAAACCTTCTAATTCAACTTCCACTCTTGGCTCTTCTGAATATTTTTTGAAAACGTGTAGTTCTACTATTTGACTATCGTCTTTATATGCTATACCGTTCAAACTATCTAAAACTATTTTAGCAATATTATCTGTATCAGGCTTTTTAGTACATTTTATTTTATTAAGTAACATCTGCTCTTTCTTTTTCTTACTTGTACTTTTAGGTATTCCAAAATATGCTGTTATAGTTGCTGTTATTTCTCCTATGAAATTTAGATTTGCTTGTTCTACATAGCATTGTTTTACCCAATTCTCATATTGTACTGTCATTTTAGGTGTATATGCACCCCATTTACCCACTCGAGGTCGTTGCTTTGCTTTCGGCTCCCCAGGTATAACAAATGTTATCATACGTTTTTCCTCCTTTTAGCCATAGTATTTTATTTGTCTTTCTGCTAAATCTAATACCTTTTGCAGCTTTTGTGTATCTACTCCTAAACTATTAAACCAATCTAAATTTTCTCTAAAATATTGTATTGTTTCCCATTGCTCTCGTATGTCTTCCTCTGTGCAATCAAAACGACACATGCTGATTGTTTCTCGGGGGTCAATATTATAATTACTTATATGCCTCATACATTTGTTTTTACATTCGCTTATGCAAAATGTTATATCAAGTGAAGGGCTTTTCTTTTCCATTCTAGCGTTCATTATTTACTACCTCCGTTCCATTTTTAATTCTATCCCAAAACTTATCTATTTGTTCTTGCGTCATAGCAGGTTTTTTCTTATATATTTCCCATTCTTTAGGTATCAAACTTTCGCCTTTTAATTTAGATAAGTCGGGGGGATATTTTTTAAGGTCTCGTACAAAGTCTTCTCTTGACTTATAAAATGTACATTCATCACATGGCACTTTATCCATAGCATTACATCTTCTTACTTTACCTTTTAATCTAAATGCAAAACAATCTTCTTTAGTCAGCATTTTGCTTTCCTCCTTTATCGTGCATTATTAAAGCTATGTCAAACTGCATATTGCAATACTCGCATATCTTTTTATTCCCTTCTGTTTTTAATTCGTTTTTACATAACGGACATTTTGTTGCATTTTGTGTTAGAAAGTACATCTCTATTCCTCTTTTCTTTTAACGTAATGTAACCCCTCTCCTTCTCTGTAATCTTTGCACTCACTACAAACTTTTTCGTTTACAATTTTGAAATATCCTTCACATATCCATATCGGAGTATTCTCGTCAGCGAGAAACATATTATTTAACCACTTACAAGCCATTTTATTGCTCCTCCAAATCTTCCTTAATCAATCTTTTCATGTCTTGCATAGATTGTTGAGTTAATTTAGGTATTCCCCTTCTTTCTACCACTTCGTCTATAAATGTTTTAATTATTTCAGCTACTATAGCCGCATTATGTGCTGTTGTAGTTCTAAATATTTTATCTATCTGCCCTGTTATTTTTGAGGTTTTTTTAATAACGTGATTATATTCTCTTTCCTTATTCATTTTTCCCCTCCTAGAATGGCAAATTACTTTCATCAACTTCTTCTTGCTGTACTAATTCATATTCAGATATAAATATAATTGGTATCGTCTGATTATCTTTATTTTTATAAAATGACAGCCAACCATTTTTTATATCTATTTCAGCTTTATTAGGCACTTCTACGCCTTTCTTAAACTGTACTCCGATATATCCTCTATCATAAGTACCGTCCATTTGTTTTTTAGATAATGCGGTAGAATATATTACCGCTTTGTCGCCATTAGCTTTCTCTATCTCTTTAGTATAGATATATGCTTTACCTGTAATTTTGCTATCCATTTTTATCCCCCTTTTAACAATCTTTTTATGTGTTACTATCTATGTTTATGTTTCAATCTATGATTTTGTTACTGTCTGCAATGTTGTTTCAATCACTTGACTTGATACTTTCATTTTTAATGTTTCAATCTCTACTCATGTTACTATCCTCTGACCTGTTTCAATCGCTTGACATGATACTATCGTTTCTTTTGTTTCAATCTCGTATAGTGTTACTATCTATAATATTGTTTCAATCAATTCTATTGTTACTCTCGATTACCATGTTTCAATCTCTACTCGTGTTACTGTTCCATAATATGTTTCAATCTCGTGGTTTGTTACTAACCTGCATAATGTTTCACTCTTATATACCGTTACTATCTAATTGTTTGGCTCAAACTATAACTTTGTTACTATCAAATGTGTTGTTTCAATTACCCGCTTTGTTACTATCGTATAACTTGTTTCACTCGTGTTTCATGTTGCTGTCTATTGACATGGCTCAATCTTTTTGCTCGATACTGTCTATAATTTTGTTTCAATCTCAACCCATGTTACTATCGTGTGTAATGTTTCAATCAAATTTGCTGTTACTATCCGTTATTTTGTTTCAATCATCTACTCTGTTACTTTTAGATATGTCATTTCAATCATTCATATTGATACTGTCAACAACATTGTTTCAATCGCTCATTTTGATACTATCAATAATTCTGCTTCAATCTTACGATTTGTTACTATCTGCTCGTTTGTTTCGCTCTCGTTTGATGATACTGCCCGATGTCATGGCTCAATCGCTATAATTGATACTATCACTTTTTACGTTTCAATCTGTTATAATGATACTGTCTTTTACAATGTTTCAATCATACGGTATGTTACTTTCAGATAGACTGTTTCAATCTTTTTTTCTGTTACTAACATCGTACCTGTTTCAATCGGTTGGCTTGATACTATCAAATGTTCTGTTTCAATCAAGTTTAATGTTACTATCTACATTATTGTTTCAATCACTAGTCTTGTTACTATCATCTATCTCGTTTCGCTCCGCCCAACTGTTACCTACTTTTTCTTTGGCTTATAAACCTACTACATCTAAATTAGGTATCTCAATTTCGTGTGCGTGTCCTAAAATAGCAAGTGCATACGGTTTTGGTGGCTCTTGTCCTTTTTCTAGTCTGTACCATACATCAAACAAATGGCTTAAAAATATCTTAACAGCATATCTTTTAGCTCTTGCTTGTATGTGTGCGGGTGGCAACATACCTTGTGAATAGTATTTGTATGCCTCTGTGTTTTTACCTATCTTATATTTTTCTAATTTCTGTTTTGCCTGTTCAGCATACTCGCCATTCTCATTTTTTGCTATCTCATACTCTTTACGTTCTTTATAGATTTTGCCATAGAAATCATCTTCATTGTTAGATACTTTTACAAAACTCTCGCCTATTTTCCAACACAAAGTCTTTAACTTCGCATTAAAAGGTCTTATCTCGCCTTTATTCCATTCCATAGTAGGGTCTAGTCCAGCAAATCTCCATATCGCACCCGCTGTTTCACACTTGTTTATATCTATTGTTGCTATAAGTCCAGCAGATATAACCTCTCCAATACCAGTAATGCTCATTAACCAGTTACCTATCGGTTGACTTTCTGCATATAGTTTTAATGCTTTCTTTATTTCATTCTCTAAAGCTTTCATGTTTTCAGCAACATATTCTAATGTGCTGTTAGGCTCTAATACTTCTTCCTCTGTAAGTTTTCTTACTTGGTTATAACTTGCTTTACGATAGTCTTGTATCTGATAATATGTATCTACCAAATATCTCGCACTATCTCTGTCTAATAGTTTCATTCCCTCTTTGATGTCTTTTGACATCTTTTCAATAATTTTTTCCATTTTCTTTTCCCCTTCTCTTTTTATAAATAATTTCTTCCAAACTCCTTCATAAACATTTCCCTGTTCCCAATATTTTGCTCGAAGTATCTTTGCCCTTCTTGCTTTAATATCAAGTCCATATCTCTGTTATTATGGACACATTTCATGCCCATATTGTGATGATTTGCACATAGCCATACAGTTATATCGTATTGTTCTGATTTCTTCCTGTTGGCTGTGCCAAAGAAGATATGATGTCTATGAAGATTTTGTGTAGTATGACAAAAGTAACATCTCATGTCATCTACTATCATAGGTTACCCCAACTGGCTTTCATACTTTCTAACTCTTGTGGCGGCAAGGTTTCTATGTGCATTTCTTTAGCTTCGTCAACTATCCAGTCAACAAGCCTCGCCATTTCTTTAGTGTTATATGTACTAGAGCCATAATAACATCTTATGTTGTGATAGCCTTCAATTTTACTTCTCCCTATATCTTCGGCTACCCAACCTACACCGTTTTTACTCCATGCTTCCATATATCTTGTTATTGCATTTTCTTTTATCGGCACAGTAGTAAAAACCCCTACATCTCTTATCGCTTGTCTATACACATCTTCTTTAGTGGACTTCCCTATTTTTTCAGCTATTTTATCAGCTAATACCCACATATAAGAATTTGCGTCATTACTTCTCCTCTCTTTATGCTCTTTTATTTCTATGTCTAATTCTTTTTTTAACCAACTATTGATTACGTCCATATCGTCAAACTCGACTTTGAAAGATAATATTGTTCCGTTCACTATCCAATCAACACTAGACAAATATCCTCTCATTTTCTAAAACCTCCGTAGAAATTATGATATTCATGTTCTTCTAATTCTCTCAATTCTTGTGCTTCTTTGTCTATTAGCTCTTCCCAGCCCTGTTCAATTCTGTTTTTTCGTTGAACACT